TTAATTTTTTATTTATTCTTTTGTTATATAACAGCATTAAGTTTTTATTTTTCAATCCCTTTCTTCTGTATTTTTTTCTAATTGTAAGACGCAAAACAATTTGATAAAAATTTAAAAATAAAATGATAAAAATATGATAAAATAAAATGATAAAAGTAAATTGGAGGTGTATTATGGTAAAAATTAATTTATATGATCCTTTTGGAGATTTTATAACAACAATAGATTCCAAAACTGAGGATATAAAGACTGAAGATACTGTTGGTGTTTTGAATATTCCAAATATTATGCTCTCAATTGATCCCTCTGGAATTAGTTCAGATATTGATAAAAGGAGAGATATATTAAAAAAAATTATGGATTTTATTAAAGAATATAATGAGATTAATTTGAGTGTAATAGATTTAAAAGAAAAAGATATTGATAAAGGTTATCAATATAAACTTTATACTATAATCTCCCCTGAATTAAAAAAATAAGAGCTTTTTAAGGCTCTTTATTTTTTATATCTTCATTTGTATCATCTTGCTTTAGCTGTTTAAATAGTTTCTTTATAGGAAAAGGTACTATTAATCCCATTTCTTTGAGATTTTCTACTATACTTATTCCTTCTGTTCCTACTACACTACAAATCATCATAATTTTGAAAGAAATAGGAAACCCGAGAATAGTTATAGGAACATTTAAGTTATTTGCTATTATTAACCTATCTAGTGCAGCTCCAACCACCACTGCAAATATGTATCCAGTTTTTTTAATTAAGCCCTTATAGCCTGTTTTAGAGGACAATTTCTTTTTAAGTAAACTCCTTAAATAACCTGTAATATAATCACAAGCCATAAATATAAACATTACCTCCATAGATATGCTCCAACCACCTATAAAATAACTTAAATAGCTTCCCACAATTATTCCAAACTTTATGATCCCCTTTTCTTTCTCCATTACCCTCACCTATAATTTTAATTTTTCTTTCATCTCTTTATTATATTTTATAGCTTCTTTCGTATGGTCTATAATAGCTTGTTCAACATAACCTTCATTTTTGATTTTTCTTTTCCAAGAAGGCTCTCCAAACATTCTTACAGCACGATACATTGAAACTCTCTTATAAGTTGATACTCCATGCTCTTTCATAATAAAAATAAATATTTTATCTGCCCAATAACGATTTATAAAAGTATCATTTAATTCAGAGTACAAGTAATCATGAATGATTGCAGCCCTAGTATATTTACCAAATGGTGGAAAAAATACCCATAAAATTCTAGGGACACTTGCCAAATCAGTAATAAAACCTTTTGGTACTATTATAACGAAACCATTTATTTCATACTTATACTCTTCTTTTAAAATCCACTTATTATCACCTATTGGTTCAGTTAATAGTGGACTTAATTCCATTTTTTCCTCCTATTTTTTGGATTCTTTTAGTTTTTTAAAGAAAGGTTGTAGTTCTTGTACAGCATCTTCAATAGTTTTTTCATTGATAAAAATACGAAGTTTACCTGGTAATCTTGAAACAAATTCTTGGACTGCTTGTTTCTTTAAAGCACCTAATCCTTTCCCTTCAAAACTAATCTCAGCTGCTACTACTTCTTTTATAACAGCCTCTTTCCCACTATATCTCCATTTTAATATAAAATATACTACCCCTGCTACCAATGTTTCCAATACTTTCCATAATAATTGTTTATCCATTTTTATTCCTCCTATTTTTTAATTTTTTTAAACTCTTCATCAGATAATAATTCAAAATGTGGTCCATCATAACTTCCTCTTTGAACTTCATCTTTTGTACTTCCATTTAAGTTCCAATCTGCTCCACGCCTTGCTTTTATTCCGAGTTCTTTTGCACATTCTAAAAGAACTTCTCCAATTTTATTAAATTTTTCTGTATCATTCCAATCTTCTTGTTTAAATGGATATGGGATAAAATCAAATGCTCTACTAGGTGTTTCACAATGCTTACTATTCATTATTTTTGAAAAACCTTGTTTAACTTTTTTTCTCTGTTCTTCTACTGTTCGATGTCCTTCAATTATTGTGAAATCAATTCTTTGTATAGCAAGATTTGCTATTTTTACTAAATCTGGATGACACCCTGCAAGATTGTCTAAACTTCTTTTACTAAACTTCCCCATTTTTCCTCCTTTTATTTCCACTCTATTTTCTCTATTTCTTCTGCTGATTTAGCAGTAGATAATTTTATAGATAACTCACCAAATTTATCAAATATTTTATCTTTTCTTTTTATAAACTCTGTTAGAACATTCATTATTTGAGCATATGTAAAAGTTTTTATACTATTATCTGCAAGTATCCAGTTTCTTGTATCTGTTTCTGTAACTTCTCCTGTACCTAAGATATAATCAACTTCCCAAAAATTATCTAAATCATCTTTTCTAACTTGAAAAGTATCTCCATTTACTGTAATATTCTCATAAAGTTTTTGTATTCTAATACTTTTCAATTCTTCTCTTTTAGTATTTTTTACCTCTTCCAAATTTACAACCCACTCACTATTCTGCCATTTATGATATTTTGAAGGTTTTTCAATTTTTAGAAGTTTCTTATTTTTTATAACTTCCCCTTCCTCTAATGTTACCTCTATCCCAGCTTTAATTTTTTCTTCTTTTGTCATTTCACGAATAGAATCAGCTTCAACAATTGGATACTGATAATTAATATCTGTAATTATCATATTTTTTGAATAATCTTTATAATAAGAAGTTGGATTTTCTTTTACTTCTTCAACTGTATTAGCGTATACAGAATATACTTTTTCTGTACCTTTATAGAAATTTATTGTTTTCATCTTTATTTCTCCTTTCAAAATTTTAATATTTTTAGGTTATCTGTTTCATCACAAACAAATCTTTAAAATGTGTATAGATTGGAAAATCTAATCAAAGTTATAGAACTAGAAACTTCAAATTTCACAATTGTTATAAAGTACTTAAATGATAGTAAATTAATAGTAGATGGATATATGGTAGTAAAATCAAACTTTAGAGTAGAAAGCAGTGGCATAATACATAACATAGAAAATAATCTAACTTTAGATGGATATTTTGTAACTTATATGATAGGGTCTAATAAGAATATATATTTCTATCAACCTCACAAAATATCTGTTAAAAATGGAAATATAGTATCTGATATATCTGCTTTCAATGCTTTTACAACTAAAGTTTTTTATAATTAATATCCTATTGCAATATAGTTTAATCTAACTTGCTGAGTATTGCTTTTTACCATAACCCTAAATTTAATTTTTCTACTTATTAAATTTTTCTCCATTGGCTAAAACCACTATTAGCACCTGTTTTAGCTCTAAAAAATATAAGTCCTTTGAAACTATATAAAATCTGTTGGCAGTAAGCCCCATTTTCCAAGGAAAAAACAAGTAAATAAAAAGCTCTTCCTTCATTATGATTTAATTCTGTTGGGATATTTATAATATTATTGGA